GGTTTTTCTTGCCATATATGGTCTTCAATTTTATGTTCTTGTTTAACATTACCTACAAGATTATCTGACCAATCTAACTGTTTAGATTTTTTATCACTTGCAGATATTTTATCCCCATACGTATTAAGTAAATCAATATAAGGTTGTGGAATTTGAAATTCCATTAGTATTGGACTAAAAGGTGCATGAAGTGTACCCTTTAATCTATAATCTTTATAATCTTCTGTCATTTATACTCCTATTAAGTCTGTAAGAGGAACGAGGTACCCTCTTGATGTTAAATTATCCCCACCTGGAACAACTCTATAATCTGTACTAACTAATTTTTTCAATCTTGTCAAGGGAATTTGTATAGAAAATAAATGTCTATCCCCTTTACTTACTATTTTAAATATCCATGTATCAGATTTACTGGTGCGAATACCACTATCTTTACCTCTTGATTGAAACTCAACATAAACATTACCTGTTTTATGTGCCATTCTATCTGTTTTTAATTCATAATTTTCCATAGATTTCATGACAAGTTTCTCATGTTTCTTACCATAGGATAAATCTTTTGTAAATTTAGTTACAGAAAAATCACTTTCTTTTAATTTTTTAATACTCTCACTCTTATTTTCTTTTACCTGTGTTTCCATTAATTTAACCTATCTTTCTTTTTATTTATCATATCATTCATATTAATAATATTATCATTTTCTTTAGGATTTGCTAATGCATCTACACCCTCATCAAATATAATATCTGGTCTTTCTAAAGCCATTTTAACCATTCCATGAGCTATTGTCAAGGCAACACTAAATTCTTGTGTTAAAGGTGCATATTTAGGTTCTGTAACAGAACATACAAATCCTTCTTTTGCGGGATATACAGAAATAGTAATAATACTTGTTGTATCTAAGCCATTTTCATCCATTTTGTTTTCCTATTAGTTTTAAAAAATGTGTAGCATCAACTATAGCCAATGGCTGAAACTTATTCATTTTAATTACAGCAACTGGCACATCCGTTACTTTTGCATTCTCTTGTGCTTGAGACATGATATCATATATACCTTTAAATGTTTCTTTATTTTTACATTCAAAAGAATAAGGTATTAATTTTTTAGCAGGGTTGGATAGTTTAATATCCTCCCCTGTTTCCCCCATTATAGCACAACTTATATCATTATCATCTAATGTTTTAAATATAGATAATAGTGTATCCCTTACCCAATTTTGTAGTCTTCTTCCTTTAGCTTTTCTACTGCGAACTGTTGTCATGTTCTTCTTTTGGATTGTTTACTTTAGTATACCAATAATATTTTGGATTAATTGCTTTTGATTGTTGTTGTGGTAAATATTTTACTTCCCCCCAACATGCTTGTTTATATGGGCAAAAAGTACAAGGGCTTTTTAATATCCTATTACCTGTAGGTTTTTTATTAAAAAATTCTTCCTCATCTTTATATAGTCTTTTAAATGGTGCATCACTATTTAATATCTTTAAATTTTCTTCTGCTTTTTTTAAAGCATCTTTAGAATATTTTTCATCTGATAAAGGCGTTTCTACAACTGCCCATTCTCCAGAAGATTTATCAATAACAATCCATCCACCAAATTCTTTTTGTTCAGCCTCGCCATATAAATATCCTTGAGAAACATATCCAAAAGTATCATCTTTTACTATAGCATCAAATCCACCCTCATCACCAAATTTATATTTAAATGAATATGGGGATGCACTTTTAATATCCCATACTTTATCCATTATTTGTACATCATATGTTCCACTAATTTCAGTATCTTTAAATTTATGTTTAACCTTTTTTTGAAATGCATCTACTGTAATTCCAGATGATTTTAAAATAGCAACTGCCATTGCCTCAATAATATCACCATAAAAATTTCTCATTTTGTGGTTATAAGGTGTTATTTCAGATTTTGCCCCACTTTTTTCCATTTGTAATTGGCATAAAGGTCTACCAATATTACTCATACGAGGTCTAAATTCTTTATCTCTTGGCTCAATAAATTGTTTTACAAATGCAGCTTTACACATTTCACCAAATTCATTTACAATTGTACTAGATATTGGAACGGAGGCTTTATTAGCCTCCGATAAAAATAATTGTACTCTATTTAAAATAGACGACATTATGATGAAAGGACTTCTTCTGGACTTGCCTCTACAGCATCAATAACTTTTGCTGAATCAACATCCTGTTTTTTGTTAGAGTTTGCCTCTTTCCATTTTTCAGAAACACGAACATTTTCTTCGTTAACAATGTCATTAAACATATCCATATGTTCTAAATCTTTTTTAGAAAAGCTAATTTCTTTATCACTAACAGCAATACTAGCAACATAAAAAACATTACTACCACTCTTCTTTCGTTTTGTAGTTAAATTTAAAACATGATTAAACATTAAGCTATTTCTACCTTTAAGACTTTTTAATGTTTCTCCAATAGGTTTAAAATTCATACCAGTAACACGCCACAATACAGGCATATCTTCTATTGTAGTAGTCTCTCCTGTAGATGTAGTTGCTTCCATAGATAGCAAACCATATACTAAACGATAACATTTAATATTTCTTTGTGCATCTATTTCAGCTTGTGATAATTGGTCTTTATCTTTACCTATTACTTTACCACAACGAACACCACCATTACTATCAATAGGCTCATCTTTCCATGATTTAAATATTACAGAAGAACAAGGATAATTATTATTTTCTGCATCATATTCCATGTATTGATAAGCATTAATAAATGGTCTAAAGTGTACAGGTTTATCTTTTAAACCATATACTCTTGCTTCTGATTCTGAATCATAAATTGTATATACACCTGTTCTAAGTGCATTACCATCATCATCTTCAGAAGTTCTATTTATTGTTAATCTGGGTAAACTCCCAGAACTTATTTGTGACCCATCATCTTGACCGGTCATTTTCATTATCTCTTCTTTACTTAGAGATTCAAATGCTTGTAAGTCATTTGCCATTTTTTACCTCCATAGGTTATAATTAAAGTCTTTTATATAGTATATAATATATTTGTCAAGCATAAACACGAGTATCCAACCAATTAGAGCCTACTTTTAATTCAACATCTAGGGGAACATTGAAATTAATACCATAGATGTCTTTCATTTGCTGAATTACTCCTAAACACCCATTGTTTAGGCAGGAAGCGACAACCTTTTCTTCACCAGGATAAACATCCGCCACAATAGAATCATGAACAGTATTAATAAGTAGGCTCTTGGTATTGCTCTTCTCTAGAAGTTCTTGTATTAAAATACAAGCAAGAGGAACAATGTCGGCAGTAGCAAATCCCTGCACAGGATAATTTTTTATCTGTGTAGAAAAACTTGAACCACCCCATGGCATGCGTTCTGCTTTTGGAAAGGAATATTGTCTACCTGTAGGTAGTGTTACGACTTTGTGTCGTATTGCCTCATCTTGCAGTTTTTCATGCCAATTTTTTATTCCCGGATACTTTGTTAAAAATGCCGAGTAATATCTTTTTTCATTATCTGTACCAGATATACCCCCATACAAAGGCTTAAATGTATGGGCTTTTGCTTCTTGTCTGGAACATCCAATTGTATCTGCTGTAAATTGATGTACATCTACACCATTTTTAATATCTTCCATACCTTGTTTATCTTGTGATAAGAATATAGCAGTACGAAATTCTAATTGGGCAAAATCTATTTCCATAATTTTACCATTTTCAAATCTTGATATAATAACTTTACGAATGGGAAATGTTTTAGCACGAGGTTGGTTTTGAAAGTTAGGATTTCTACTAGATAATCTTCCTGTTGCTGTCACACATTGCATAAAACTAGGATATAAATAATTTTTTTCTGTCTTATGTTTTTTAATACCTTCAACAAATGTTTTTAAATAGGTATCTAATGCACTATAACGACTAATTTTTTCAACAAATTGTTTTACTTCATCACTACTAAATCTTGTAGTTTTAATAAGAGTTAATTTATCTGTTTTAAATCCACCCTCTGCAACATCCATTACAGAAAATCCTGCAGCATCAAATCCTGCTTTTTCATTTAATTGTATATAAATAAAACCTGTTCCCTCACATTGTTTGCATTTACTTAAATTCTTAAAAGGATTGCCATCAACTTTTATTTTTTGTATTTTGCCTTTTCCTACACATGATGGACATTGTTGTGCTTTAGTTTTATATATAGGTTCTAATCCTTGTCTAAATAACTTTTTTAAATGTGTCTTTGGATATTGGGGTCTCTTTTTAGGTCTTTTTGTAATAGGATTAATTCCTAAATTAAATAACCTAGACCATTCTTTTTTATCTTTTACTTTAACACCATAGAGTAGCCAAGATAATTGCTCTGGACTAGCAGGATTAATTTTTGTATCCCCCATTTTTTCATGTATCTTTTCATCAATCTCTATTCTTAATTGATTAAATTCCTTTTGAAAATCTTCTTCAACTTTATCTAAAGCGTTAGCATCAATATAAATACCATTATCTTCCATTTTAGCTAACACGATTAAAAATTTACCCATAATTTTTGCTGTCTTTAATAGGCCATTATTAATAGGTTTTTTAAATTGTATCATTTGGGCATCAAATAAAGACCTGGTTGCCTTAATATCAAATCTACCATATTCTTCTAACATATTAATTGGTATAAATTGAAAAGAAATTTTATCTTTAATAAATTGTTCTGTTATATCTGATTTTTGTATTACTCCTCTTCTCTCACAACAGTGCTTCAATTTTAAACTTGTACTAATTCCTCGTTGTAATAAGTATTCCCCCATCATAGTATCATACACATTACCCTCATAATTAAAACCTGCCTCCCATAGCCATAGCAAATCAAATTTTATATTATGACCAACAAGTAGAGTTGTTTTATCTAAAATATTTTGAACTTTTTTTCTATCTGGCACACCTTTAAAATCTCTATGTTTAAAAAATACATACTCATCATTAATACCAAGTGATACTAAAAAATTATCTGGGTTTTTAGGAGAAGGGTCTAGTGTTCCCTCTTCTGTCACTTGAAAACTTGTTTCTACATCAAATGTTGTAATCATTTTTTATAACTTTCTTTTGTTTCTATGCTATGACAATTTGCACAAATAACTATACATTTTCTCATTTCATCTTTTATTCTACCCCATTGCACATAACTACTTCTTCTCATATTTGATACATTATATAATTTTGTTTTAGGGTCAACATGATGAAATTGTAATGCCGCAGGATTTTTTTTATACCCACAATGCGAACACCCTTTAAATCTTTTAACTCTATCAATTCTATCAGAAATCCAAGCACGAACAGTCCTATGTCTTCTAATACTACCCTGTCTTTTAACTTCCCATGCCTGTGGAGAATACCACATAGGTTTTCCTCTCCTATCTAATCTTCCAGAATTTTTAGGATGATGACCACCAAACACAAATCCATCTTCTCTTGTTGTTACTCCTCTAATCATTCCACATACCTTGATAATTGGGGTATAATTTTACAAGCTATCATACCATGCCACCCTGTTATTTTATTTTTACTTATAGCTAAACTTCTTAAATCTTGGTCGGTGTCTAATTTGTTTCTAAATCCTACCCCTATAATAACATCTGCCTCTGCTGCTTTTCCTGTTTTACTATTTTCCATCATATCAAAAGTTATATCAAGTTTTCCAGAAGCATCCGCACTTGCTTGTGATATAGCAATGATACAACAATTTCTTCTTTTAGCAATTTCTCTAGCACCTGTATATATTGCTCTTAATTTTTCATCAGTACGAGCAAAATTTCCTGGCATATGAACTTTATCTAATTGGTCAATAACAACAATATCTGGCTGTTCTTTTGCCACAAATGAATCAACTTTATCTAAAGTCCAATCAACAGTATCTAAAATTTTGATATTAGTACTAACTTGAGACCATTTTTCTTTGGCTGTAGGTATATCTTCCTGTATTTCCTCAAATGTCATACCTGTATAGGCATTAACTAGTCTCATTTGTGTACGAATTGCAGGTTCTTCATTGATTAAAGCACACACTTTTGCCCCTTGTGTTAAAAAGCCCTCTTCCCCTGCTAATAAATTGACCCAAAAGGCTGTTTTTCCGCTCTCTGGGCGAGCAAAAACGACTAATAGGTTCCCCTCCCCCACACCATTAACTCTTTCTCTCAGAGGGGCTAAATTGAACTTCCATTTGGTATTATCTTTTAGGGCATCTAGTAGATTATCTATATCACTTGTGACACAATCATATTCTTCCTTTTCTACCTCATTTGATGAATCTAATAAACTTTGAATAGAGGATAATGCCTCTTCTTTTCCATTAAATATTTCTGTTGCTTGAACAGCAATTTTTTGTGCCACATTTCTTTTATGCATGGCTTTTAAAATATTACTGGCTATTTTTTTATTAGGTAGTTCCTGTTCTTTTATTTCATTTAATAAATTTAAAAAATTTTCCTTAGATGTTCTTGTTAATGCAGGATTGTATACTTCTGTATGTAATGTAGATACTTCTTCTAAACTTAAATCTTTATCAGAATCATCATGTGCTTTTGCTATTGTTTCATATAAATTACCTGTTCCATTAGTGAACATTTCTTTTGTAATTCGACCTTTATTTTCTTCATAAAAATCTTTTTTTAATAGTAATGTAATTAATTCTTTTTCAATCATATCGCTTATGTAATATTGTTCTTACCCTATCCCAATTAATTCTATCCCTCCATTGTGGTTTTGTTCTAGGGTCACGAAGAGCCTTCTTATCTAACTTCTTTTTTAATGTCAATAACTTTTTATATAATTTTGATTTCATTTTATAATACTATAATCATTACCTGTTTGCCAATAACCTGTACTTTTACAAGTATCACAAATTCTATTATGAATACCCTCACTTACAAAAGGTTTATAACACATCATGCAATCCCTTTTCTTTTTATCAACTTTCGGCTTTACTTTTTTATAGCCGGTCTTCCACATTTGCATTGATTCAGCTTTTTCTTTTATCAATTTTTTTACTCTCTCTTAAATTATAAATCCACATATCTTCAAAAGTCCTTATACTTTTTTTTATATTGATTTTTGTTTTTGCTTTTTCTTTTAATGCAATACATATAAAACTAGCAAGTGAATCAACAAATAATTCTTGAAACATTTTCTTACTCATTGCCACACTTCTCTTTATCTTTTACTTTACTACAGTAAAATTCTTTTGCTTTATTTTTCTTTATTTTTTGTTTTTCTATTATTTTCTTTTTCTTCTCTGGGTTAGGACTTGTCTCTAACATTTCATCAATAGTTTCTACTGTTTTATTTGCTACCAATAAAGCACACCCACTATTAAATAATAATGCTAATACTAATAAAATTTTAATCATTAGTCTCTTTCTGTAAATGTAATTTGTACTTTACAATTTGTATATCCATTTGTCAAATTCTCTTCATATTCTTCAACAAATCTACATAATTTTTTTATATCTATTAAATCATCAGATTTTATTTCTGTAATAACTTGATTTTTCTTTTCTTTACCATTGTTCCATTTAGAACCTATAGTTTGTATTGTATATTCATCTATAGATGTCATTCTAATATCTCCTTCATTTTATTTTCATCATAATACTTCAAATCATCTTCAAGTATTTTAACTTCACTTTCCACATAATATCTTAATTGATTACTAATGTCAAATGCTTTTATTGTAGCGTCTCTATCTAATGCTACTATGATTTTCTTAAACTTTTTCTTTAATATGGGTATATAACTATCCGGCAAACTTGTTCCCATTAAAGCAATACCAGAATATATATGTGATACAGCACAGGCACTTGCACAATCTTCTACCAGGATTCCTATATCACTATCCCCACAAATAAAAGGATATGTTTTATCTCCATAAATATACCATTTAGGATAAACTTGTGAATTTAATCCTCGCCCTACTGCCCCCTTTAACTTTTCTTTTTCTTTTATTAAAAAAACTATTCTATGTTGTTTTACATCATACATAAAACTTGCCTTTCCTTTTTCTTTTGCTGTCATACAATTATTTTTTTCTAAATAATCAAAACATTTTTTTTCAGAAAGAATAGAAACAAAGCTACTAGGTAAAGTAAAAGGTTTATCACTTTCCTTTTTCTTATTAACTACGGTATCAAAAATTTGTTGCATTGTCATTTTCCCCTCGTGCTTTCCTTTCGCTGAACAGGAGGAATGAAAACAATACCATAACAAACTTGAGCTTTCCCTTTTAATTGTTAATGTATTAGTGTGATTACAAAAAGGACAATCAATACGAGTATCAACTTCGCCTTCTGGTATTAATGATTTTATAATTGCTAATTGGTTATTAAAATTCATAAATAAAATTATAATTTATATTTAAAAGAAGTCAAGGGGTAGGAAAATTATGCTTAAAAACCCCTTGACTATCAAATCAGCAAACAAGTCCGACTTACCACCATATGTACATCTTTGGTTAGGGCGTTTCTTTTTTGCTA